CTGCACAACCTGGAGATGGAGAGCGACCTGTCGTCGAGCATCGCGTTCTATGAGCGCCTGCGAGAAGCGCTGCACGAGATCAGCCGCATTCCCGAGGTGGCAACGGGTAAGCTTGACCGCACAGGCCAGCTTTCCGGCGTGGCGCTGGCTATCCTCTATCAGCCGCTACTGGAAAAGACCGAGAGCAAGCGGCGCACGTATGGCGATATGCTGGTGGAGTTGAACCGCCGGCTGCTGGCGCTGGGCGGATACGGTGAGGAGAACCATACCGTGATCCACTGGCCCGAACTCTTGCCACGGGACATGCTGCAAGAGCGTCAGGCGGCATTGTTGGATGAGCAACTGGGCGTCAGCCGTGACACGATCCTCACGCGGCTGGGCTATGACGCCGAGTTGGAAGCCCAAAAGCGCGAGCTGGAGAACGATGAGGACACGGCAGCCCGCGCCCGTCGTTATAACCGAGGCGGATGATGCCTGAGCCGGACATCTATGCAGTCGCCGACCGCTTCAAGCGCGCGCTGCGAAAACGAGAGGACACTGCCGTCCGGGAGGTGCTGCGCTACTATCGGGATGCCGAGGCGCGTATTCGCGAGGGGCTGGACTCGCTACTCGGCGAGATCGAGCGTTGGCAGCGCGATCATCCGGACGATGAGGTGCCGGCATGGTGGCTGTTTGAGCAAAACCGGCTGGAACGCCTGCGGGAGCAGATCGAGGCGGAACTAGAGCGTTTTGCCCGCCAGGCCAGCGACCGCTTGCAGGCCGAACAGCGGCGTCTCATCGAGCAGGCAGTGTCCGACGCTGAGGCGCTGGTTCGCGCCGGATTGGGCAATCTACCGCCAGGGGTGACGGCGACGTGGGCGCGGCTACCGAGAGAGACCATCGAGCAGCTTATCGGCACACTGCAGGACGGCTCGCCACTGCGGGAGCTACTAGATGCTCTCGGGCCGGCGGCCAGCGAGCAAATACGGCGGGAGTTGGTGAGCGGCATCGCACTAGGGCAGAATCCACGGGTTATTGCGCGGCGTGTGCGGGACGCGCTCAACGGCAATCGTGTGCGGGCGGAACTGATCGCGCGCACCGAGATGTTGCGGGCATACCGCGAGGCGAGCAGGGCGAGTTATCTCGCGAATCGGGACGTGTTGAGCGGCTGGGTATGGCACTCGGCGCTTGACGAGCGCACCTGCGTGATGTGTTGGGCGATGCACGGCACAGAGCACACGCTGGAAGAGCGCCTCGACGACCACCCGCGGGGGCGCTGCGCGATGGTGCCGATAACAAAAACCTGGGAGGAATTGGGCTTTGAGGGCGTGCCAGAGACCCGTGCCGAGATCGAATCCGGGGAGGCTCGTTTCGCGAGGCTGAGCGCGGAACAGCAGCGGGCAATCCTGGGTAATGCCGCATTCGAGGCATACAAAGCTGGCGCGGTGACACTTTCGGACTTTGTGGGACAGAAAAGTGACCCGCGTTGGGGCACGACCCGGTACGCACGGAGCCTGACGGAGATCCTGGGGGCTGACGAGGCGAAGCGCTGGCGCACCAGCCCACAGCCGCCGCCGGATAGCATACGCCGCTAACGTGCAGGGACGGCCAATTGAATAATTGAGACGCTGAGAGAGGCGTCTGTCTGAGGGAACCCTTTGGCAGACGCCTTTTTTGTTTCCCTGGATTGGCAACTTCCGCAACCCCTGCAACCTATACTGAGGGCAGAACGCAGACTATGACGCGACGCCGGCGGTAACAGGCGGGAGGTTGACATGTTTCGTAGAATGTGGCTGAGAGTGTTTTGGCGGCCTGATGGCGGCGGCGATGGGGGGAATAGTGACCCGACCCCAGGGGGTGATCCGCCAAAGACGTTCACGCAGGAACAACTCGACGCGATTATCGCGGACCGGTTGCAGCGGGAACGGGGCAAGTATGCGGACTATGAGGACTTGAAGAAGGCCAAAGACGAACTGGACGCGCTCAAGGCGGGGCAGCTCAGTGAGGCGGAAAAGCTGAACAAGCGCGCTGCTGAGGCTGAGGCTAAAGCACAGGCAGCAGAGGCGCGGCTCAGGGAGACAGTGACGCGGCTAGAGGTCGAGCGGCAGGCCAGGAAGCTTGGCATAGTCGATGAGGACGCGGCTTACCGGCTACTCAATACGTCGGCTATCACGCTCGATGACGATGGCAAGCCCAGCAACATCGAGGCGCTGCTCAAAGACCTGGTGAAGGCGAAGCCGTATCTGGTGCAAGCGGCGAGCAGTTCACCTACCAACCCGGCCCGAACGGGAGCCGGGGCGAGTGATGCATTTACCGCCGCTCTCTATCGGGGAGCGGGTCTGAAAAAGAAGGAGTAACACGAGATGGGGAATGACATCGATCTCGTCAGCAGATTTCTGGAGATCATCGACGCGGTCTACAAAGAGGAATCCCTGACCGCGCGCCTGGACGCCATGACGCAGGACGTGCCCTTTGCGGGCGCTAATGAGGTTAAGGTGCTGAAGCTTAGCACTGTCGGCCTGGGCAACTATGACCGGTCGTCGGGCTACAAGGCCGGCGACATCACGGCCAAGTGGGAGACGATGCAGCTCACGTGCGAGCGTGGGCGGGCGTTCAGTCTCGACCGCATGGACAACGAGGAAACGCTCGGGTTGGTACTCGGCAATCTGATTCGCGAGTGGATGCGGGTGCACGTGGCGCCGGAGTTGGACGCCTATCGGTTCGCCGCCTACGCCACGGGCGCGGGCAACTACATCGGTACGGCTGCGGCCATTGCGAACGGTTCAAATCTCCTGACAGCCATCGATAACGCTCAGATGGCCCTGGATGAGGACGAGGTGCCGCAAGAGGGGCGGATCCTCTACATCTCCACAAGCCTCTACCACATGTTGAAGGGGGCAATCACCCGTACGCTGGCGACCGAGACGGGCGTCGAGCGGCGCATCTTTACCCTCGACAACATGACCGTGGTGCCGGTGCCGCAGTCGCGCTTTTACACCAGCATCACGCTGAACGCGGGGGCGACCTCGAACGCGGGCGGCTTTTCCAAGGGCGCCAGCGCGCACGACATCAACTTCCTCCTGTTGCACCCGAGCGCGGTGCTCCAGCCGGTGAAGTTGAACCAGGTGAAATACTTCTCGCCGGATGTGAACCAGATTTCGGACGGTCACCTCTGGCAATACCGGCTGTATCACGACGCGTTCGTGTACGACAACCGCGCCAACGGCATCTACCGGCACGACAAGAACAGCTAGCAGCAGGGGCGGCGTTACCGCCCCTCGTTAGATAGGGAGGCTACTATGGGCCAACTCAAACAGATCACCGTCAATGGGATGCTGGCGGACATCAACGACAACTTCGAGGCGCTTTCGACGGTCGGGTCGTTCGCGGGCCTGCACCAGCGGCGCACGGCGGTCGCGGTCTTTGACGCCGAGGGCGAGGACAACCCCAACCAGACGGTTGCCGCGCACGCGCTGGACGTCAAGCTGCCGGCCAACGCCATCATCTGCGGCGGCGTGGTGGATGTGGTCAAGACGTTCACCAGCGAGAACGACACCGCCACCATCGCCATCTCTGTGGCCCAGGCCAACGACATCGTGGCGGCCAAGGCGATTAACGCCACCGGCGACGTTTGGGACGCGGGGCTGCACGCGATCATCCCCAAGGCGAACACGCCGGAGAGTACCGGCATCAAGCTGACCGCCGAGAAGGCCATCACCGTTACCGTAGGCGTTGAGGCGCTGACGGCAGGCAAGGCCGTGATCTACCTGGACTACTACGAGGGCATTGCCACAGAGACGGAGGGATAGCACCATGACCGTAATCGCCGGTTCTGACTGGCTGGCGAAAATGCCGGCCCACGGGCGGCACGTGGTGACGGCCACGGAGGCGAGCGCCAACCAGGTCGTGATCGACACGGCCATGCCCGAGGCGACCGGTTTCCTGGTGCAGGTATGGGCAAACGGGGTAGACGTAACCTCTGACGCGGTCGTGACCCTCAATAAGGGCGCGCTGACGGTGGCCGACGGTTCGTCGACCTACAACGTGACCGAGGGTCAGGTCATCAACTGGATAGTGTTCAAGGACTAGGCGATGACCGACCGGATCGACCGCGTGCGCTTGCTCATCGCCGACCAGCCCGGCGCGGGCGCGGTGTTCACCGACCAGGAGATACAGGCCGCGCTGGAGGCTCACCCCTATGGTGAGGGGGAGTATGACGTCTACGGGGCGGCGGCGGATCTGCTGGAGATGTGGGCGGCCAAGGTGGCGCTGGAGTTCGACTTTAACACGGACGGCCAGTCGTTCCACCGCTCACAGCGGCAGGTGGCGCTGTTGCGTCTGGCGGCGCAATACCGACGGCAGCAGCGCCCGGTGACAGCCAAGCTGATCCGGAGCGATGTATCCGCCGGAGAGGCGGACTGAGAAGGAGAGAAAATGGCAATCACTCATCGCACGGCGCTCTACTGGAGCGGGAGCGGCTCGGGAGGCTTGAACATCAGCGGCACAGTGACGGAGGTCGCCAACGCCGAACAGAATCGGGTGCTGGCGATCGCTGCCGCCACGCCCGACCAGGAGTTCGACCTGGATTTTCCCTTTGCCGCCCTGAGGTCGTTTTTCGCCCTGTCCACGCAGGACGTGACCATCGAGACCAACGACGGCGCTAGCCCCGATGACACCATCACGCTCCAGGCGGGCGTGCCCTTCTGGTGGGCTGCCTCCAGCGGCCAGGCGAACCCGTTTACGGCGGACGTGGACACCATTTTCGTCACGAACGCGGGTGACAACGTGGCAACGCTCAACATCCGCGTCCTCTACGACGCGACGCTGTAGCAATGCTAACCGCCGCTGAACTGACCGCCATGCGCGCGACGCTGAACGCGAGTCTGCCGGATACCTGCGAGATCTCGCGGGTGACGCTGGAGCCAGACGGTGCAGGTGGGCAGATCGAGACCTGGGAGAGCGTCGCCACCGCGGCCTGTCGCGTCGCGCCATCGGGCCAGTCACCGCAGGAGCGGGTAATTGCGGAGCGCATGGCGGCGACCTCCACCTGGACGATCACGCTACCAGCAGGGACCGACGTGCAACCGGCAGACCGGATTGCCGTAGGTACGCGGACGTTTGAGGTTGTGAGTGTGCTGGCGCGTAGTGAGGAGATTGCCCGACGGGTGGTATGCAGCGAGGTGGTGTGATGGCCCAGTCGCTGGTTGTTGCCAAGATCGTCTTCGACAAGCTGCCCGAGCTGCAAGCCCAGCTACGCCGGCAGGCTAGCGCCGCGATCCGCAAAGCTGCCTACGATATTGAGGCGCACGCGAAAGCCGTCGTGCCGGTAGATACCGGCAACTTGAAAAACAGCATCCAAACGACGATGGAGAACGACCTGACGGCGATTGTCGGCACGCATGTCGAGTACGCGCCCTATGTCGAGTATGGCACTCACAGGATGGCCGCCCGCCCGTACCTGGGGCCGGCGGCTGAAGCGGTGAGACCCGGCTTTGAAGCCGCGATGAAGGGGCTATTGGATGATTGAGACCGTCCGCATCGAGCAATGGCTGTACGCGCTACTGAGTGGCGACTCGCTGCTGAGCACGCTGGTGGGCGGGCGCATCTACAGCTATGTCGCCCCCCAGGGCGCGCCGCCGCCCTGGCCCCTTGTGGTCTACAGCTACCAGGGCGGTTACGACGTGCGCGGGGTGGGGCCAGCGCGGATTATGGTCTCGGCGGTGTATCAGATCAAGGCGATCGGCCAGGGGCAGAGCTTTGCGCCGCTCCAGTCCGTCGCCGACCGGTTGGATGCGCTCTTGCAGGGCGCGTCGGGCAGCGTGCTGGACGGCCAGGTGCTAATGTGCGTGCGCGAGCAGCCCGTGGCCTATGTGGAGATTAGCGCCGGGGTCCCCTATCGGCATCTCGGCGGGTTGTGGCGCATGATCGCGCAATAGAGGAGTTAGCGATGACAGAGAGAGCGACTATCCATCAGATCACGCAACTCGGCGTGGAAACCGTGCCCGGCACCAGCGTGACCGCAGGCACCCAGTTGCAGGCGACATCTATTGAGCCGTCCATCCATGCCGAGATCGCCAGCTTCCGCCCGATGGGCGGCAAGTTCCCCGTGTTGGCAGCGTTGGGCACGGAGTGGGTCGAGGCGTCCATCAGCGGCCAGGCGGCCTACAACGACCTGGCCTACCTGCTGGCGGGGCTGCTGTCCTATGAGGCCCCAGCGTCGCAGGGCACCGGCGCATACCTGTGGACGTTCTCGATCGCCCAGGGCGCAGAGGACACGATCAAGACGTTTACCGTGGAGCACGGCTGCGCGCAGCGGGCGGCCAAGTTTACCTACGGGCTGATCACGTCGCTGGGCCTGTCCATCAACCGCGACAATATTGATCTGAGCGGCTCGATGCTGGGCCAGGCGTTGCAGGATGACATCGAGCGATCGCCCGTATCCCTGGTGATTCCGCCCGTACCAATCCTGCCGACTCAGATCGACGTATACCTGGATGACGTGGTGGGCAGCCTGGGCAGCACCCAACTGACCCGCGCCCTGAGTGCGGAGCTACAAATCAGCGACCGCTTCGCGCCGCTCTGGGCGCTCAACAGCGCCGCGTCCGGCTACGTGGCGCATGTAGAGACGGCACCGACCGCCACGCTCAAACTGCTCCTTGCCGCCGATGACGCCGGGATGGAGCCGCTCGCGGCCATGCGAGAGGGAGCCAAACGCTACATCCGACTAAAGGCAACCGGGCCGGTAATCGCCGACTCCGAGCGGTATCGCCTGCAACTGGACATGTGCGGCACGGTGTCAGCGGTGGGGAGGTTCTCGGACGAGGACGGGGTGTATGCCGTCGAATGGGAATTCGCCACAACGTATGACGCGGACTGGGAACAGGCACTCACCGTCCAGCTCGTCAACACCCTGAGCGCGCTCTAGTTAGGAGGGGCACATGCCAGTATCCATTGGGAAACTACAGCGCAACACGGCGCAGGTCGCCATCGACATTGATGGCGAGACGCTGAACGTGGTCTATCGGCCTAGCGGTCTAACGCCAGCGGCAGAGGATCAGATGCACGAGCAGGTACAGGCGCAACGCGGCGGGGCCAGCCTGGTGACGGTGCTGGCGCCCATGCTGGTGTCGTGGGACTTGCTCGATGAAGACGGCACATCGCTGCCGACGGATGAGGCGACCCTGCGCCAGTTGCCTACCGAGTTCCTCTCGCGGGTAGTCGAGGCGATCACGGAGAACATGCGCCCAAACCCGACGAGCGGCGGGCGCTCCGTCGCTGGCTAGCGACCGACGGGCGCGTGGGGGAGCCGCCAGAGTGGTACCTGCTGCTTCGGGCGGCGAAATACCTGGGGGTAGCGCCATGGGAATTGGCCGGGCGCCCCGCCATCTGGCGGGATTGGGCGCTGGTGGCGGAGAGCGCCGAGAGCGCGGCAGAAGCGGAGCGGAGTAAGCGGAGATGACCATCACAGCCGCACAACTAAAGGTGCTGATCGGCGCGGATACAAGCGGCGCCGAACGGGGCATGAACGCGGTCAGCCGCGCCTTGCACGACTTTGGCGAGCGCGCCATGAAGGTGGGCGGGGTGCTGTCGGCGACGCTGACCGCCCCGTTGGTGCTGATGGGCAAGAGCGCGGTCAGTGCCGCGACAGACCTCGACCGCGAGATGCGCAGCATCCAGTCCGTCTCGAGACAGACGGACGCCGAGATCGCGGCGCTATCCGAGACGTTTGTGTCCATGTCGATGGACATCACCAAGACCACGGACTCGGCGGCGAACCTGGCCGCCGGGTTCTATGACATCCAGGGGTCGGGCTTTGCGGGCGCTGACGGCATGAAAGTGCTGGAGGCCAGCACCAAGGCGGCGAGCGCGGGCCTGACGGATACGGCCATCGCCAGCAAGGCCATCACCGCCACGCTGAACGCCTACGGGATGCAAGCCGACCAGGCGACGCGGGTGTCGGACGTGCTGTTCAAGACGATGGATATCGGCGTCGTGTCGTTCGAGGAATTGGCGGTGAACCTGGGCGACGTGGTCGGCACGGCAGCGACCGCCGGGGTGAGCATCGAGGAACTGGGCGCCGGCTTTGCGACGATGACAAAAGCTGGCATCTCTGCCGCAGAGTCTTCGACTGCCCTTAACCAACTCATGCTGTCGTTCATTTCGCCCTCGCAGCAGGCGGCGCAGGCGGCGGCAGAGTTGGGCATCGACCTGTCGGTAGCGGCACTGCAAAGTAAGGGTCTCGGCGGGGCGATGGAGGAGGTAATGCGGGCGACGGGCGGCAACGTGGAGGCGCTCAGCGCGCTCTTCCCCAACGTGCGGGCGCTCAAGGCCGCGCTGTCGTTAACCCGCGAGGACATGGGTCCGTTTGCAGAGGACTTGGAGGCGATCGCGGGCGCGGCGGGGGCGACGGAGGCCGCGTTTGCCATCCAGTCGCAGTCTATGGCCGCGCTGATGGCCTCGTTCCAGAACTCCCTGGAGGCGCTCAAGATCAGCGTGGGACAGGTGCTCCTCCCCATGCTGACGGAGCTGATGAACCAGACCAAGCCGATCATTGACCACCTGCTAAACCTGGATGATGGCACCAAGCGGATCATCGTCACCCTGGCCGGCGTGGCAGCGGTGGCGGGTCCGGTGCTGGTGCTGGTCGGTGCCATCTCGACGGGTCTGGGCGCGCTGCTCTCGCCCGTTGGGCTGGTCGTGTAGCCATCGCGGCGTTGGGCGTCGCCTTTGCCACGAACTTCCTGGGCATCCGGGATATTGCCACCGAGGTATGGGGCTGGCTCGTCGCGCAGGTGCAGACGGCCTGGCCGACGATCCAGGCGGTCATTACCACTGCAATGGAGACGATCCGGACGGTGATTACCACGATCCTCTCCGCCATCCAGCAGTTCTGGGCGCAAAACGGCGAGCAGATACTTTCCTTCGCGCAGACGACATGGGAGTGGATCTCCTCCCTTATCGCCCTGGCC